ACGGTGGTCACGAAGGTATTCAAACCATCGGTATGGCAAAAGCCACGCGACAGCATTGAACGCTAACGTGTCACTAGCCATGGAGAGATCGATCGTTGCGAAACGACCGGTTAATGACCCCTCCAAGGCATGACGTTGATTTATAGACTGGTCCGATAGGTCTACACCATATGACCGCATGCGGTCTTTGGCATAGGTGTCGAAAGCAAGCTGGAACGGTAAACTACCCGTCGGCTCACAAGCGATTCCTCTATCGGTCTTCCAGTTCTTAGCTACAAACTCAACGCGGTTGACAGTCGTGCTTTCCATCCGGATCGAGCAGCCTAGAAACTTGGCTAACGATCGGAGATACGGCACGCTTCCTGGACAGCAATCCACAGTCCTCTTGAACTTCAAGGGTGGGATCGCGTTCCTCCGCGAGAGTGTTGACGTTGCACCGCTAGTGACCCTAACCAATGATGGAATCTGGTTTAGGAACAGGTCAAAATCACCTAAAGCTTCGGCAATGAAAGCCTCGGCTCGATAGATTACCCGGTTTAACTCGGGATCTAATCGATCACGATTGGAGTGGAAATATTCCAATCGCCTGTTGGTGATCCTACACAGCTTTTCGGCCCGATAAAACGAGCTTACAGCTGCCCGCCGACTTTCGACGGGATCAGTGAACTCGCTATTCTTTTTAAATAGCGCTTCCATCTGCAGTAGAAACCTAAGTTTGGCAGCTGATGAATATGCTAGCCGCCCATCACTAGAACACGCTGCGAGCTTGGAGAGCTCACGAGCGCGTATCCAACCTTCCAACAAAGAGTTTTCACTCTCTGTTAAAAGATGGCGTGAATCACGCAAAAACAACATACTTACACAGTATGTGTCAAGGGAGATGTTCATCCGAAGTACTCCTATATTGTTTGCTAACAAACGAATGTCTGCTAGTTGACGAAGTTGACACCAATAATAACAACAATGGTGAACGGCACTATAACACTAGCTGCCGTGGTTTTGGAGAGAAGGGCCCATGGGACGACTCGCACGACATGTGCAAGCGCCTTCAGGGTCCGCTTCATCCTACCCAACTCTGCCCAGTGACCATTGCCCCGAACTCATCTGACGCTACGAAAGTGCGAAAGTGAGCGAGAGCGGCTGTCACGTCGGCATCCTGTCCAAGCTTGGGCCGTTTGACCTTAGCTTCAAACAATACACGTGAAGGTAATGCCACGCCATCTGCGTCCTCAGTCTGTTTGACAACCGCAAGGGTGTCTTCCAGGTTAGCGGACGGGTTTGACGGTGCACGTCGTTTCTGGATTACCAGATATGGGTCCAAGGCGGTGTGCCCCGGCATAGTCCAGATCTGCTGATCACCATTGTTTTGGTAATCACCCAGCGTGATAGCATGTGCTGCCATCGTAGTCTCCTTTTTAAGGTTGGCTGCGTAAGCGGAATTGCCTAGCGCAGGTTTTTCAAGCCCCCCCAGGTCGCTTTGGCCCTCACAATAGCTGTGAGGTCAAGGATCTGGTCAGGCCGCGGTAAGCGGCGGGTGACTTGTGGTGCCAGAGGTACAGCAGTAGGAGTCCGAACTTCGATTGCATACTTGCTCGTCGCCTTCCCAGGCGTCGTTAGAGTATACGTGTGCGTCGAAGGCCCCGTAATTGAATCAACGGTAGTGACGATTTCTCGTTCTATCCGATAACCAACAGAGGAGGTAATCGAACTAGCGGCAATGCTTAAATGCGTTGCCTGGATTGCAGACCCAACCGATAATGCCCAGTCAATAACAAAGCTCAGGGGAACAAGTTCCCAAGCTGTTTGTACTGGGTTTAGTTGGAACCGTGAAGGTTGCACCATCGCACCAACAGCTGCCCGGATTGAGACCCGGTCAGTGATAGTACGAGTGCCATGGGAATCACCCCATGAGGTGCCGAAAAGAGAAGTTAGATCATTTGAACTTTGCGTCGTGTAAGAATAACCACTTCGCTCTGTCCAAATACGTCGCTTCTCATCGAAATCACGGAGAGCGTTATCTAGGTCACGAATATCGTAAGCTAGTGTACGCCAACCGTAACGACCTTCAAGCCACGCGCGGTGCACATTCCGCGCGAGGTTGCGTTTGCTACCTAAAAGGTTGGCAAACGTGCGGTTAACATTCCGCACCATATCTTTTGTCTTAT